TCGATAGTGCGCTCGACGTACTCTGTATTAAGCCCCATAGTGTCTGCCTAATGCTGTGAATGAGCCATCCTTATTAACTGGCACCAGGGTCGGTGTCAGGGTCTTGCCCGTGGCTTCTAGTATAGCAAACCCACCCTGCCAATTTGCGCTTCCATAGCGGATATAAGAGGCTTTTCTACGATCCATAAGGTTTCCTACCTCAACCCCATATAAGGCCCTGTAATGGCCGTTTATGCCCTCTGAATAGGCACTCATGCCTAGCCTATGGCTATGGCCTGCAATAACTGATTTACCAAACTTTTTAGCCAGATTGAGAGCTGTGATCCCAGCGTGTTGGCTCATGTTGCCTTCGTCCCCATGGCACAAAACCCAGTCAGGGTGAAACTCGTATGCTTTGCGGTGGTAAGTCATGCCCATCTCAGCAAATGACATAAAGGCTGGGTACTGCAACTCAGGCAGATTGATTAAGCCAGGTACTTTTAATAAAGTGTTATATAAACGATCAGTATGGTTGCTGCGAATAATGTGCATTTCTGGACTGTACTCACCGATATCCCACAGGATTTGCTTACACAGCTCACGATCTGCATGTAAGTCCTCTGAATAAGCCAAAGGTGTGCCTTCACTCCACTTGCTAATTGATTGAAAGTCAATCTCATCCCCGACCACCAGTACAGAATCAAACTTCTCACGCCTCGCTAACTTGATTACATTCTTTACAGCTACCTCATGATGATAAGGCACCTGTAGGTCGGATATTACTAGCCAACGCTTAATCGTCATCCTCATCAGGAGTAGGGATCATAGGGATTATGCCCTTATCGCCTACTACCCAATCGGGCATAGACTCTGGGCTATCCATTAGATATAACGCAACAGACTCACTAAAGCCTGCCTTACGTGCAGCTTTATACATTTCGTGCTTGGCAATATAAAAGACCTCTAGCTTAGATAATGGGTCAGGTGATTTACGCACCTTGCGCCTGTTGATCTTTCTACGCTTGCGAGTAGTTGCCATAGTTTTAATTATCGCTTACTGATTAAAATAAACAGATCATCAACACGCTTCTCTAAATTCAAACTTCTCCGATCAATTCTATCTATGGAGTCTTTGATCGAGTTTCCAGAATTCGGGCGCAACTCATTAAGCCAGCCTTTAACTAAAAAACGTAATCCTATTAGCACGGCTGATAGCACGCTTATAACGCCAGCGCCAAAGCCAGCCCACTCCCCAGGACTCACTTCTCACTAGTACCGATTACATCGGATTTATCTAAAGCCCTAACCGCTGGGCCTGCAAGTGCTGACAAAACTACAGCCACAGCAGGATCGAAGCCCAATTCATTACTTGCTATAAATGTTAAGAATGATACTAAAACTCCACGTGCATAAGACTTTAGTACGTTTTTTTGCTTCTTACTGATTTTCATATCTTGCCCCCTATTAGTGGTATATCAAACGGGCTTCCATCTAGGTCGCCTAACTTTGTAAAGCTGATATGTATGTGACGTTTGTGAGGGTTGATGCCCTTATATTTACGCCATTTCCAATTCAATATCTTTGAGCAGATACGTCCATTGTAGATGACGTAAAGTAGACGTGGATCCGATTTGCCTGCGACTCTGATCTGGTCAGCCAGATAAGGTGCAAGGCTGTCGGTAGACTCAAACAAAGTATTAAGATCAAGTGCTCTGCACCAGCCATCTTTGTCTGGATTATGATCCGACTTTCTGGCGGAATGGCGGCTATCACCCAGCCATCCTTCTGGACTTTTACGGCTGCGATCTGGAAACCATGTATCAACTTGATCTCTTAACTGCACACCAGCTGCACATAGTTTAGGTTTAATAGTCACTGCGATATGGATCTTCCGATGGGGTAAGTCCATCTGCATAATTTAATTCTACAGCTGCTCTTATATCATTTTCTGCGACAATAATTGCATTAGTGTATTGATTAGTAATTACACCATTTGCAACTTCCAGGCCCTCAAAAGTTACACTTTGTTTAGGCAGTCCTAATTCATTTTTTATGGCTACATGCCAAAGTTCAAAAGATTCAATAGATTCCCATTTATACCAATTACTCATGGTGTCCCCCATTTTGTTTTAAGATACGCTTCAACAGTTGTGCGATCTGTATTAGATAATTGGCTTGGATAAATTAAAATCTCTGAAATATAACCATTGACTCCATCACTGCCGCTATCTCTTGTTGCACCCAATATATTGGTTGTGCCAGCAGTGCTGATAGTCATAGTAATTGTAGACGAGGCAGCAACTTGGTTTTTGTAAATTTGAACAGTTGTGCTTGCGCCAAGTGCAGTACCTTTGTAAGTTACAACATCTGCATTACCTGTAGTGTTAGTGCCAGTTAAATTACTAGCCGTGGTTGCTTGTCCAATTCTTGAAACAGCATATTTGTTTGTATTATCAAAACCTAATTGCAAAGCCCCTGTTGATGCTCTTGCTAGAATTCCATTGTAAAAAGTAGTGCTCAACATGTGAACCACTGCAATAACAGTATAGTCAGAGGCAGACCAATCCCAAGAAGTATTTATTAAATTTTGGGTACTGAAAGCAACGGATGGTAAAGAGTTTTGTAAATTGTTTTGACGCTCAGGTTGATAGGTTGCTGATGATTGCGTAAAGTGATAAGCATTTCCACTTAAATCAGACCATTGGCTTACTTTTGTTCCACTAGAAAATGTAAAAGATGTTGCAACAGTAGAATCAAGCCAAAGTGATGGATTTGCTACTGGTGGCACAGGTGCGCCTACACCAGTTGATTGTATACCTGCAACTATATTGCCAATCATTATGAAATGTTACCTACTACAATCCAAGCGTTTGCTGCTGTTTTGATACACACTGCTGACTTGTATTGTCCAAGCGTAGGTTGAGCCGCTACTGCACCAGCACTTAACACTGTAGTAGTTCCAGATGTAACTGCTTTGATAGTTACTAAATTAGTAGCTTGGTTTAATACTGTAATAACTGTGCCTACTGGAAAATTATAAGTAGCATCGGTTGGGATTAAGAAGTTAGCAGCTGATGATTTATTCATTGGAATTAGTTGCTGGTATTCATCACCACTACCTACTGTGTAATCTGCTGTTTTAGCAGTTTGTACTTCAAAGGCTGGCAGCCCATTCCACATAGCGGATGTGACTACTTGTCCTGTGGTACCTGGAAAAGTTGACATTAGATCTCCTTAATAACTTAGTACGTCTTCATCTAGGGCGCTGTACCCTAGTATAAACCCATCTATGACAGGCTCTAGCGTTGTAAACACTGTCCTAAAGGAATTAGGTGTAATTGTGTTTGCCACGCCAAATATCTGTAATGTTTTTTCTAGTTTAGATCCCCCTGGCTGGGTGGTAATAACTGTGATTGGATCAAAAAAATCTAGGTTTAAAGCGGCCAATATGCCTGAATTGTAGTTACTGGTGTATAGATCAAGCTCAATAGCATCGCATCGAATAGTAGTCTCAGCTCGACTGGCCACATAGGCCCTGGCATAATCTAGGGCTACGGCATCAGTTTGCATTAGCAGGCCCTGTAGGTTGTAGCTGTGAATGAAGTATTTGTCTATAGATGGTTGGTTGATGGCAGTTTGTGGGGTTGAGCCTAACCTGCTAATTTGTGCAGAATTGAATATGAGGGTGTCGTCTAGTTTCCAGACTGCGTTAGCGTAGGTAATACCTGTGCCATCATCTGCAAACAAGGTAGGTGTTTGAGTTATTGATGTGGTAGCGGTTTGTCGATCTTTAAATACAAACTCTCCATTAAAATCAACATAGATAGCCCCATACTCTGACTGGGCCACAGTTTGCATGGCACCTAATGAAGTGCGTGCTGTGCCAGGATCTGCCTGTAATGTAGTTTGACCTGGATCGATAAGCCGCATTGATGCTGGCCAATCAATCTCATCTAATATCTGTTCAATACGTGTGCCTGATAGATCACCAGCGGTAGCGCCAGTAACTGTAGATATTTGTGCATTGTAGGCAAGGCGCATCGCATCTACAGCTTGTATGGTTGTGTAGGCAACCTCTGTGGCATCTTTAGGTTGTGTATTTAGGTAGGATGTAATAAAGCCTGAAAATATAGGGTAGGTAGTGCCACTGTAATTAGCTGTGATTTGCACCTTTTTCATAGGTGTCAATAATCCAAAATACGGCCCAGTCGAATTGGTTGGGTTGAAATCTCCATTTTGATCTACTATGCGTAAAGTTAATTGTCCAGTTTGGAATTGATCTGCTAAAGGGTTACGGCCTGTAGAAGTCTGGACTAAATTGACCCTATCTGATACATCGACAATCACAGAAACACCATCTGCCAATACGTTTGTCCCTAGTATGCCAATATCTAATTGCATAGCCTGAGCAGTGCTAGGGCCAGTGCTAAAGTTAATAATTGCATTTATTGTAGGGACAGCCATTATTGAATAGCCCCTGCTGTTGTAGTTGTGTAACCTGTTTTCTGTGAGACCTGTATGCTCTCTGCAATTAACTGAGCAAACCTATCTCCTGTAAATGAAGTGTCAAAAGATAAGCTAAATTGATTACCACCACCGCTAATAGCACTAACTGCTTGGCGCTCTGATGCCATGCTGGCTATAAATGCTGGGTTGCTTAGATTTAGTGCTGTGTTGGCTTCCATAGCTTTTTCTACTCTTAATTGATCTACTAAAGGTAATTGCTTAACCAAGGTAGGATCTGGAACAAATCCACCTGACACAATTTTGGCTAAAATAGCATCAAAGGCTTTGTCCACGGCAGTTTGTAATTTACCCATTTGCGCTGCTAGTGCCTGAGTTGCGCCACCAAATGCACTGGCCAACTCTGTAGCCTTCTTTGCAGCTTCTAATTCAGCGGCAATCTTCTTGGCTAAAGCCTCATTGTTATCTAGGATTGCTAACTTAGCCTCGATGCGTAACTTAGTCTCAGCATCGGTAGCCTCACCTAGTGCCTTCATTAAGCCTATGCGCTCTAGGTCAAACTTTTCGGCTAGCTTGTCTACCTCTGTCTTTTTCTTTAATTGTTCGTTTTCTAGTTTACGTAAATTAGTAACATTTTTTAATGCTTTAGTCTCTTGACGTAATTGGGCTAAATATGCCCGAGCGGATGAGCGCTCTTGGCCGCCTCTATCTAGCGTACCTCTTTTTGATGCGGTTATCTCTGCAAATCCTGAAAGATAAGCACCTAAAACTGGGATATTTTTCTTGTCAAATAAAACGCCACCGACTTTAGTGTTACCTAATTTTTTTAACTCATTTATTACTAATGCAATACCCACTACGCTATCTGCTACGCTTTGAGCAAAATCATCCATTTGTTTTGTAGCGCTACTAATGCTGGTGTCTCTAGCCAATAGTGACAGCGCATCTAGTAAACCTTTGCCGATAGTCTCTCTAGCATCCTCGGCTGCAACTGTGAGCAGACCCATCTTGCCTGCATAAGTATCTAATCTGGCTGTTGCTTGGCCTGCAAACTTTTTGTTTAGCTCGGCCATGATCTTGTTCATGTCGCCAGTCTTTAGCGTGGCTTTGCTTATGCCTGCACCTAACCTACTAAGGCCAGTAGTGTTACCACTAAAGCCACGTGTTAGGGCTGCGCTAACTTCGGTAAGTGATTTACCTGTGGCTGCGCTTATGTTTAGTGCTGTTTGTAAAGCATCTTGGCTCTTAGTAATAGATCCTGTAACTGTAAGTAATTGCTGAAATGCTGGGCGTAACTCATCATCTAATACGCCTGACAATTTTTGTAAGTTGCCTATGTAATTTTCAACACCTGGTGCGCTAAATTGAAATCCTGTATTTCTCAGCTGTACCTCTAAGGATTTAGCAGCCTTCTCATCGGCCATAAATGCAGCAACAGCCTTCTTACTAAATGCTAGTAATTTTTGTGCTGCAAACACGCTAGCAAAGGTTTTGCCTAGCTTCTGTACCTGTTGGTCAAATACCGATATTTCTTTTTTGCCTTTTTTTAATCCTTTATTATCAAAAGTGCTGACTGCACTTACAATTAAATTAGCCACTATGCTGCCTTACGTAGTTGTGTTTTTTTGTTAAAGTCTGTTGCAACTGTATTTATTGCAGAAACTACAGCAGGAATAACTTTGTTAGATTTTTCAAACCACGCTCTGTAAATAAGTCGGCCTCGTTGTTTGCCTTCACCCTTCATCTGGCTAATTGATTCAGCAGATTCTATAAATTGTATTCCAGCATTGGGGTTAAGACTTTCAGAATCAGATGAGCCTCGGCGGTTTTTACGTCCAGTAGTCTCAAAAATTGCGCCAGGTGCTGATATGTTTGCTACGTAAAATGCTGCTGCAAAGCCACTGCGATTGCGCCTATTTGTGCCAGCGTTGTATTTAATTAGAGATCTTGCTAAAGAATAATCGTATGCTGGAAATGCTCTAAATTTAATTGTTTCAGCTGAGGCAGTGCCCTTACCCCAGCCGCTTAATACCTCATCTTGGCGTGGTAAATAACCACGTGCTGTATCTCGAACAGTAAGCATCGCTGTTTTAATATCTTTAGCCATTTGCTTATTAAGTTCTGGCTCTACTTCTCTCATAGCCTTTTGGAGTTGCTTAACGCCGTTTACCACGACTGGCATTTCGGATCTCCTTAGCTCTATCGGTTAGCACCTGTATCATCGCTGCATACATTTCGCTATCCATATCAATAAACTCTCTAGGCGGTATCCCAGTCTCTACGCTCAGTTGAGCAATACTGTAAAGTATTGAAGACCGCTCAGTTATTTTTTTTCTTCGTCTAACACCTCGACAGTATCTAAACTGTCTATAAACTCAACTCCAAATATAGGGATCTGAGCGCCAGCCCTGCGTAAACATTCATAGGCTAACCAAAAGATTTCGGTCTGCCTTTCGTGTTCACGCAAGACTTTGCTAATACCTGATCCGTACTTTAACTCGAAAGCGTACTCGACACCTGGTGTTATCTTATGCTCTGATACTTCACCATTAGCCCTTGTTATCTTTAGCTTTGCCATTATTACTCCTTAGTTAAAACGCCACCGATGGTGACACTGTTATTGCGGAGTTTACTGTAAAGGACACACTTGATGTTGCAACTTCAGCCACGCCGCCTTGACCGATTGGGGTCAGGTTATTTACCAAGATTGAGAATTGGTAGGTTGGGTTTGTAGCTGATACGGCAGTGCCTTTAACAGTAATTACTGATACTGCTAGGGTCTTGCCAAAGGCTGCGCTTAGTGTCTCGTTTACCTGAGATGCTGCCCAGTCATTGATAAAGTCGATTGAGAAGGTTCCAGACTGTAGACCTGCCACAAACTTGTGTGCTGTATCGCCCATAGCGGTTACTTCTAGTTCGTCTACAATTTGATTGATAACAGCGTTGGTGACGTATGAGCTGATATCGATAGATGGTGTAGTAGGCGCAGCATTGGTAGCCAACTTAACACCTACGTTATTGTTTAAATAAATTGCCATACTTATTCCTCATCTTTCTTAGTTTGTGCAGTTGGTTTTGGTGCGTCTTTAATTTGGCCTGTCTTTTTCAAGAAGGCTAAGTCTTCTTCGTGTGTGCTCATTTTTAACTCCAGCTCGTTAGTATTGATACTGTTATTTCCGATGTTAATAAATCTCCACTAGCTGCGTTAGTTATAGCTGGAGCGGAGACACTTGATATGTTGTAAACCAGGGTAGATGCCGCTAGTTTAGTTGCTACTGCCACAATAAAATTCTCTATGCCTAATAGGTTGCCTTGATTGTCAAAGGCAGGGGTAGTTATTAAAATTTTAAAATTAGCCAGGGGTGCGATGCTTGTTTGGCTGTTATTGCTTGGCACAATATAAGGATCGCTAGGAGTCACAACTACGCTATTAGCTAACAAAGTTGCAGGTGGAAATGCAAAGGTAGACCATACGCCAGTGTTTGTGAGGGCGGTTGCTAGTGTGCCACGTAGGGTGGAGATCGCTGCCATTAGCCCACCAGTGATGCTGGACTTGAATACGGCTGGATGAGACCACGCACTCGGTTAATCAGCTGATAACCCATCCGATAGGGGCTGGCACTGATCCCATCCATACCGACCCCGCCTGTCTGGCTAACTTGTCTTGCTTGCCAGATGTCCACTGCAATTATCATCGCAGCTTCTCGTATTGCAGGGGTGCTCGCATAAGATTGGGT